CAGCAATTAGCTATTATTGAACGGGCAAAAAACTCCTTCCTCGGTGCCGAAGTTGGGACTTCGACACCGGGGGTGAGGGGATCCCAATAGGTAAATGATCCTACTATGTAGGACCACTCCGTGTCGGTTAGCTCATGAAAAACATTATTATAATAATGAGTTAATCGAGTATTGCACGGACAACGGAATCGACGTTCCTGAAACTCATGAATTTATGAATTCTAATTTGCAGTTTCTACGTAATGATAACGTAAAATGGAGTAATTCCCGTCCATTTCTTCCATTGACTTTAAATTGGGAATTAGCTAAACGAGCTTATACATCGATTTGGGAACCTGTTTTTGCAGATTGTGACCCAATATCTTTGGAAGACTCGGTTCAAATAGCTGAAAAGAAGTCAAATTCAGGTTTAAGATTTATTGAGCAATTTGGTTGTGCGACCAAAGGTGAAGTATATGAGAAACACCTTGCTCTAATTAAATCTGATATAACCAAGATCAGTAATGGTGAAGATGTCCAAATGGCGCTCACTATGGCCTCAAAATTGGAAATGAGACCGATCGAAAAGTTTATCGATCCTGATCTGGAAAAACGTAAGCAGCGATCTTTTACTATGACGGACGCATTGCATTATATTGTTGGTATTATGTTGTTTGAAACACAGAATGCCAAGATTAATAAGCAGTGGGATGATCCATCTAGTATGGTTGCTGCTGGTATGACCATGTTTCATGGTGGTTGGGATATTGTTGCCAGAAATTTGCTTGGAAATGCAGATTTTCGGAAACAGTTGTTCTGTTGTAAGGATGTGAGTGCTATGGAAGCTTCTGTTGTTGTCCAATTTCAAGAAGTTATGTATTCTGTACGACGTACGTCTTTCAACACTGCACGCCGTTACCCTCACTTGCCAAAGTGGGAACGGAGTCTCAACTATAAAAAATTATTTGATTGGTGGTTCTTTTGTTTGCTTTATGCACCCACCATTGATTTTGATGGATTTGTTTGGATTAGGTGTGGTATGAACCCATCTGGTCAAAATCTCACATTG